AAGTTGATTATAAGAAAAGATATGACGACCTAAAACGATATTATGATAGGAAGTTAGGTGAATGGAACAATAAAGAACAGGACCTTAAAGTTCAACTTCAAGAGAATAGACCTAAGTACCAACCACCAAAATCGAAAGAAGAGCTTGAAGCTTTTAAAAACGATTATCCTGACATTTATGGAGTTGTGGAAACTGTATCTCACTTACAATCGCAAAATGAAGTTAAGTCGTTACAAGACGAGTTAGAAAGTTTAAAGAAAGCTAATTCTACTTTACAGCAGAAAGAAGCTGCACTTGAACTTTCAAAGTATCATCCTGACTTTGAAGAAATAAAAGAGTCTGATGATTTTCATAACTGGGCAGATACTCAGCCAATGGAAATTAAAAACTGGATATATGAAAACAACTCTAATGGAGCATTAGCTGCACGAGCAATTGACTTGTATAAGAAGGACCGAGGACTTGGACTTGATAAAAAAACTAAAACTGAGAAGAAACAACCTAATAATCAAGGTGCTGATTTGCTAGTTAAAACTAACGAACAAACTCAAGTTCCTGATTCTAAGGAAGTTCTTTTCAAAAGGTCTGATATTCAAAGATTATCAGATGCTGAGTTTATGAAGTATGAAAAAGATATTTTAAAAGCTCAAAGGGAAGGTAGAATTATAGATTAATTCTATTTTCATTTTTATCAACAACTAAAAACAAAGGAGTAAAATCATGGCTAAATTTGCTGGTGGTTCAACTTATAACTTTGGATTAGGTGTTTCAGGTCAAACTAATGGTTTTTTCATTCCTGAAATCTATTCAAAGAAAGTACAAATAGCTCTAAGAAAAGCTGCTGTCGCAGAAGCAGTATGTAATACAGATTACATGGGCGAAATCTCAAACTTTGGTGATACAGTAAACATCATCAAAGAACCTCAAATTGCAGTAGCAGACTATACAAGAGGTCTGGCTGTAACTTCAACTAACTTGACTGACCAAGAACTTGTTCTTACTATAGACCAAGCTAAGTCTTTCTCGTTTAAACTAGATGACCTAGAGAGAAGATTCTCTCATGTCAACTTCCAAGCTGTAGCTTCAGACAATGCTGCATACGCACTAAGAGATGCAATGGATTCAAACATCCTAA